TCATCAGTCACGCCATCGCCAACAGCACCAAAGTCCTTGACGCTAACGCTTTCTCTTAGCTTGGTCTGTACTGTGGTCTGTACTGCGCCAGATCCGTTTGGCGAATAGGTGACGTTGTTAGCATCAGCCGTGCCGATATCTGCTACGCGGTAGTTCAGCACCTCGATGCTGGCATTGTTTGGTGGCGCCTCAGTAAAGGTCAGCGTAGTGCTGCTAATGCTGTAGGTATCACGCTCCTGGTAAACGCCATCAATGTAGATAGATACGCCAACACCCGCAGCGCCAGGATTAGACGCTAGGGTGAACGCAGTTGTAGAGCCGTTGCCTGTAAAACTCTGCTGAGTAATGGATGTGGTTAAGCTGCTTGATGTAAACGGCTCGACAATGACATTGCCGGTAGCATCAAAGCCCAGCAAGGTATTCGCTCGATCTACGACGTTAGGCACTACATTGTTGATGCCAGAGGTCACATCGCCATCGGGTAGCTTGATCGCATCCTCATCACGATTCTGCTGAGTCAGCATAGTCAGCTTATCAAGTGCATCCTCGTGCGATGCAGCCGGGAATGGGTCGTTCTCTGTGTAGTCAGTCTCTTGTGTGTAGGGCAGTACGCGACGAATAATGACAGTGTTGCCGCTAGGTGGAGCTGTGACAAATGTGACATTTCCGCCAGAAGCGCTACCTGCGCCCGATACAGTGTAATCAGTAGTCAGAGTTTGCGTGGTAGATACGCCGGTTGTATTGTTCTTGAGCGAGACGACAAGATCGCTGTCCGCAAATATCTTGAACGTATACGAAAACCCGGTCGTTGCACCGTTGCCGGAGTAGCTAACAGAGCTAGTGCTGCTGGATACTGTCATGTTTAGTCCTCAATAATTCCCTCAAACTCAGGAGCACGTCTGGGCGCTAGTTCACCTGGGCGCCACCAGTAATCCCGATTGTACTCTGTATATTCCTTTCGCATAAGGCGTCGATACTTCTTTTCGGCTTCTGGATCTGCCATCATTTCCAGTTGGTCAAACAAACCCTGCTTGAGCAAATGCACCTGCCAGGTACTAGGCGTATATCTTTCTGCTATCTGAGAAGCCTCTTTAAGGATGTGCGTTTCTTCGCCTTGCACTAACTCCCTAAAATTACCAAGAGTAAACTTGGCCGTGGTATCAAGCAGCTCGCCCGCTGGTCCTGTAAGGGTTTCACTTATCCCCCCGCCAAATCGGTTGACATCAGAGAATACAAAGTCACCCATGATGCCTAGACCGCCGCCCTGTTGAAGCGCTGCCGCCCAAAACTCCGGTGTATTCATTGGCCTTGGGTCTTTGCCCTTAGCGATATCCTTAGCCTGGAGCGCAATAGCACCTAACGCCCATGTAGTTGCGAGCATGGCGCCAAAGTAACCTGGCTTGAATCCAGAAGAGCCGAGCATACCAGCTCGATAAAAATGCGTAGTAGCAATGGTTAGCGGGAATGACTTAATCATAAACGCAGATCGCCATGCCTCGCCGGACACAGTGCCGCGCTGCAAACCGCCGGTAGTAATAGCTCGCACCCTGGCATCTGGTGTGGGTACTGCGTAATCAACCTCAGACATAATCATCTGGTGAAACTTCTTGCCGCCTGGTTGCGTCATATCCGCATATACGCCGCCATTATGCTCAAGCAGTGTTGTACGCCTAAACTGCGCCCAATCAGCCTCCGTAATGTCGTAGGTCTGCATAGCGCGAATTAGGTTTGGATCTAGCTCGTTAAACTTTTTGCCAAAGTTTCTGCCCAACAAACCAGCAAATTCGATGGTAAATGACTTTCTGCCGCCATCTGTCCAAGGCTTGAGTAGCGATGCGCGCATAACGCCTTCTGCTACCTTCGCAGTCATGCCAGTACCGTAGACATCGCCGTACCGATTGCTTGCGTGTGTCCTAGTAATCCAAGCCTCCGCGCCTAGGCCAATCTGTGCAGCGATTCTCTGACTCTCAATATCGCCTGGCGCCAGACTACGCAGCTGCCCCATGAGGATTTTCATGGCTGGCAATCCGTTCATCTTTGCCGTTAGTGTCTGAAAGCCCACATCAGATATCGACGACAAGAATGCGCTACCTAACGTAGATGCAGTGATAACATTGCGGAATCCTTGGAAGAAGTCAGCAGTGCTCGTAATTTCGCCTTGATTTGTCTTGCCCGATACGACATTAAACGTAGCTTCAACCATTTTCTTTTGGCTTGATGTAAACAGCTTTTGCTTGTCGTAGTACGCAAACATAGCCTTGTATGTGTCGTTAGGGTTTGGCCCCATACGCTCGAGTAGCGCAATATCGTTAGCACTTGCTTCAAGGTAGTCAGTAAATATTGAGAACAAATCGCCACGCCCAAAGTCTTTTTGGTAATCAATGTATGAATCTGCTGTCTTAAAATAGAGCACACGGCGCTCAGATCCACGCCTAGACAGCTTTCTACCTAGCCTTGGCACTGCTAAATCTTCTAGCTTGTTGAGGCCATGTGTCGTAATTGACTCATATGAGTAGTTGAGTAAGTCATCAAGTTGTTTATCTGATAGAGGTTCGCCAGCATCATCAAGCATACGAGCACGATCTAACACGCCCTCACGCTTCATGTAATTTACCCAGGCTTCTTTGCCAGCATTCTGGACCGCTCTTGCATCATGGTGCTGCGGCATCAGGAACCTATCATTCTTAGAAATAGCCGCGCCGTTTCTGTTCTTCAGTTGGCGAATAAGCTCTGTGGTCTCTAGCCATTCTTTAGCAGCCGCATTGATTACCGCGTCGTCAGTAGTCTCGCCATAGATAGCACGAACAAACTTCTGCAAGTTTTCTTCGTCAGTCAGAAAGCCCAAGCCCTTTGCGCGGAAACGCTCTAGCATCTTGGCGTTCTTAGATTGCAGCAGGTTATTGTAGTACCTGCCTAGAAACTCTACGTTTTTGTAGCCAGCGGCGCCCCGGTTGTCCTTGGTCAGCATCGCCATCATGCCGTAAAACGGGCCGTCAGGATGTTTGGACACGTCTTTTACTGCATCAGATAGGCGCACAGCCTGGAATGCAGCCTCTCGCTTTTCCCTAGAGATGGTGGCTATGTACTCATCAAGCACACGGTCAGGCTCTACCGATTCAGTAAGCGCTTTCTTTACCTGGTCAGGCAGCTTTGCCGCTACCTTTGGCACACAAATATCAAAGCTACTCACCGCGCACACACCTCCGTAATGCTTCAGCGCTTTCTAGTTGCTCATCAGCGCTTTTGATAATAGCGGGCGCGTCAAATATGACATCATCGCCAATCTTGACTACCTGCTCTTCGGGAGATAGCTGCTCATACGCGGCTATAGCCTCATCATAACTAGACTCGATATCAATCTCTTCCATTAGCTCTCGCTCTCTGGAGCTAATAACCGATGCCTTTGGAGGTGGCGCATACTCTTCGTAGTATTGCTCAAACGTCCTACTCGGCTGATACGATGAAAGTCTTTGCGCTTCTAACTCTTCAAAGCGCTGAAGCCCCTCCATCATGCGTAAAGCGGCGCTTTCTCTATACACATCTTCTAGCGTCCGGCTTGTGACTGTTACCGGATCTCTCAGGGATATGTTGAGAGCATCGTCCTCTACAAAGACATTGCGCTGCTTGAGATCCTCGATGATCTCCCTAGTTGGGTTGTAGCCAATACGCAAATGTTTTTGTAGCTTGCTGGTCGTAAACGCCTTGCCCTGTCTTTTTGCAAACGCGGCTGCTTTCTTTAGATCGCCAGTTAAGTCTTTAACAGGGTCAGCAAAGCGCTGCTCTATTTCTGATATCTTTGTTTCTAGCGCATCAATTCTAGTTTGTACTTGAGGATCGGCATACATCCTGGGGTTGAATGTCAGTTGATCAACAAGGTCTACCGCATCGTTTGCACTAAACTTGTCTGGACCGTCTGCCCTATTTATGTAACCTGGCAATATATCCTGCTGGTCAATGACAAACTCAGCCAGCTCATCAGGCGTCATACCCTCGTCACCAGCCCTCCAGAATCCAGGCTGAAAACCTTTTTTAAAGTTTTCTGGATCTACGCCATCATCGGCGAATGCTTTTTTATTAAGCCCACCTCTTGCCCTAATTAACGCTGCTATCTTCGGACTCTTGCCTAGCTCTTTAGCTTCAGACTCCAGATTTCTTACAAGCGAGTAGTAAGCATCTATTTCTGACTTATATTCACCTTGCAAGTAACGTCGATACTCTTCATCAACCAGCCTATCTGGAGATGGTGGGGTTTCTGCATCGAGCCTTTCTTGAAGCTCCTGCATGTCACGCAAACTTCTGTCTACGGAAGCCAGGTCTCTTTGTATGCCGGTGCCTCTAGCGGCGCCGGTGATATCCTCTACCGCAGTAAGCGTATCATCCTGCTCGGATAAGAATGGTGCCGGTTCATCGGGCGCGTCTGGACGTGGCTCGGTAAACGAATCTGCTACTCCTTGACGGAAGCTACGGATATACCCAGCAATACCGCCCGTAATTCCTCCAACAACTGCGCCACCTACGGCAGCTGAACCAATAGCAAGCAGTGCATTATTAGTTGAATAAGGGGAGTCGATATTGTCTTTGTGCGCCATAACAAATGGCTGAATAGCAAGCTCTGTTCCTGCTGTAAGCGCAGCTGTCCTGCCGGCAGTCCTTGCTGCTGTAGCCGCAATGGTCATACCTCTAGCCGCGTTTGGTAATGTACCAATACCCATAGTGGCAATTGATGCTGGCTCTAACGCGATAAATGCAGCTGTCATGCCAGCAAATTGAGCAGATCCAGGACCGGCAGCTAACACGCTTTGCGCGTACTCTCGCCTCTTTCTGAGCATTTCTTTGCGCTCATTACTCAACTCAAGGTCTGTTGATATGTATTTGTAATATGCGCCTTCAGGATCTTTGTTAAGGTCTTCAGCCAAAAGATTGAAGTCAAATCGACCGTCGGGATTTTCGTAGTCTTTCTGGTCAATAATCCCGCTCTGTATTAGCTCAAGCGCTCTGTTTCTGTTCCGATCATACATCTGCCTATTAAGCAGGCCGGAAATAGACAGATCCTCGTCTACTGTTGTGCCTACCGACGCAGAGAATGTTTCATACCAACTTGGCGCCTCTTTGTATGACGTAGGTTCATACAAGCCCAATGTCTGGTTGAAAGCTATCCTGTCCTGGCGAGAAACAAACGACATTCTACTCTTCCGGTTCTGCTAGAAGTTTTGCTCGTTGCGCTTCTGCTTTAGAGGAAATTCCCTCAATGATTGGCGCCGTAATAGCTTGAGACAGGCGTCGCTTGCCAAGATAGGCGCTCTTCAGCACATCTCGATAAGCCATCATGTATTCAGACGTTATTGATCCAGCATAAATTTCAGAGGCTGTAAGCACTCTTCTGCGCTGCGGATCAACACCCAGCTTAGCCCTTTGTCTTTGTGCGGTTTCTTGCAGGTTAGGAAATATAGAGCGCAAGTTTTGTTCTGACGGCAAAGTGTTACGCAACTCGTCAGTCATCTGGAATGTTAAAGGCTCTCCCGACGACAAATAAAGCGATGGGCTGCCATTCTCGAGAACCGGCATGTAGAGATTATTGCTGATACTTCTGATTCTTGATTTTTTGAGGACAGATAGTGCGCCATTCTCGCCATCGTAACGATCTACTGGATATCCGAACAATCCGTCCGGTGCCATGTATTCCAATGATCGAATTCCAAGCCTCTCAATAACATTGTTAAAGTCATCCTGCTCCATGCCTCTTGGGAGCTGGTAATTAAATTCGTTGTATTCACCAATACCGCCGGTGACTGCATCAATCGCAGCCTGGAACTCACTAGTAACATCTCCGCCTATCATGGTGTCGGGCGATGTTCTGTTTTCAACGTAGTAGGCCAGCGCAGCTTTGAATACAAGCGTATCGTTCTGACCAAACGAACCGGGTAGCTCGTATACGTCAGATACCTTGTCTTTGTAAATTTCGTATAGATCGTTCTTGTTTGGAACCGGCACACCCTGGTCAATCTTAAACTGACCCTGGAATACAGACGTTGCAGTTGGTATGTCACCTATAGCACCAGCCATAGCAAACTGTCCGGCCTTGCCCCTACCTTCTCCGGCTAGTTGCTCCCATATCTGCGGGTACTTTTTGCCTAGCTCGGTAAATGCCTGGGCGTCACTAACTAGCATCGCTGGGGATGCCTCGCTTAGGTAAGCAGCAAACTGAGATGCCTCCTGCTTTGTAAACACGTTTTGCTCGAACAACATCTTTCCGGTAGTTTCGCTAACACCTACCGATGCAGCGATAGAATTCATTTCTTGGATTCGTCGTGGGATAGATTCGCCAAGATTTGCAAAATCAAAAGTCTCGACGCTAACAATCCCTCGCTGTGATAAGAAATCTAAGGCATCACCTTTCTCGAATGCCGTAGACATATCACTGCGATACTTCTTTGCGTCTTCTATAAACTGCGCTTGATAGCCTAAAAGTTGAGGAGACAACCCTGCGGTAGATTCAGACTCAGCAGCAGTAATTAAGCCATCTACGCCAGCAAGTGTGCCTGTTGAGTTAAAAATCTGAGTGTTGGCGTTAGAGGCAAGCAGATCATCAAAATCTCTAGCATCTGACTCATCGCCATACATTTTTAGCTCAAGATTTACGGCATCTAACTGTTCTTGCGGAACCTCAATGCCAGCGCTAACAACATCACGCAACGATGCCATATCGTCTTTTAATTTAGCTCTGCCTGCTTTTAGCTCTTCAGTCCGCTTTGTCACCATTGAACTAGCAGCACCGATTAACCTGCGTCGCTCTGTTGGGTCAAACCGCTGATCATCACGAATGCGATCAACAAAAGCCTCTGCTTCTTCTGGCGTCTTAATTCTATTGACGACATTAATCTCACGCTCGTACTGAACGTCCTTAACCATCTGAGCAGATCGCTTTGCGACATCCTCATCGGTCATCAATCCCTTCTCTTCGAGATCAATATAAATCTTTTCGAGATCAGCTAATGCCCTGGTGCTAGTAGCAAAATCACCATTGATCGCTTCATCCCTGAGCGTCATCTCTCGCTTGGCAGACTCGCCAACAAGCGCATCTAATCGTCCTGAGTTAGCATCTGCCCTGACGCCCACACGTTTGGAAATAGCATAACGATCAAGGCTTAGCGACAATTCCTGTTGCTGTATAGGATCTTCAAATCGCTGCGGTATCTTGTTCTGTATGCTTTGAACGGCGCTATCGAAAAAGGCTTCTCGCTGCTCTGGTGGTTGCAAAGCAGCCTCTTCAGCAGCAAGCGTTACCACTTCCATGTATTCGTTTGTAAATTGCTCGTTCTGAAGATCGCGCTGTATCTTTGCTTCTAGCTCTGCCGCTTCTCTCTGTTTGCGGTTTAACTCAAGCGCTGTGTCTCCTACCTGCTCAGCCAGTGCGCCCATCGCCCTAGCTTCTGCCGCACCAAAGGCTTCTGGTGTAGCGCGAACACGCATAGGTCTTGCACCTACATCAGCCGCTAATCCTGTTTGCGCTTGATATGTTGGTACTTTCACTTCAGTCTCCCATTCCCGCTATTTGGGCGCCGCCTCTTAGCAGCGATCCGGCAGCCTGGTAGTAACTCGCTTTTTGTGCTGATCGGCCCATCATGCGATCAAGGCGACCTTGCAGTCTTTGCTCGGTTGCAGACTCTAGCGCCTGTTGCTCGCCAATAGATGCGTTATAGCGACGTAGCGCAATCTCGGTATCGGCTTCTCTAGCGTTGTCTAAAAGAACTTGTAATGGCGTACCGCCGGTAGCCACGAATCCGTTATAGCGAAATGCCTGGGCTGCCGTTGCCTGTAGGTCTTCAAAGTTTTCTCGAAAGCGATTAATGTCAAACTCAGACGAGCGCTTAATCTGCTCCGCCTGTTGCTCTGCTACCTTGGCATTACGCTCTGCCATGTTTGCATTGAACTGACCTGCCGCCCTAGCTGCAGCGCCTTGCTGCACAGCAGCGCTGGCACTCAAAAGCGAGGTGCCTGCTACAAGTGTTGCTGTTACTGGATCTGCCATAAGTTACCTATCAAACGTCTGCAATCGAGGATAGATAGACAGAATTGTCAGCGGTAAAGGCTGATCCTGTTTGACGACCACAAACCCATCGTTATTGTAGCCGCCAGGAAACTCGATAAATTTGTCACCAGTATACAATGGAACGGGTTGATCCATAGCCATACTAGACTTCCTAAAGGGAATAAGATCCAAATCATCTTCGGATGGACCTATTTCCACACCCACAGAATTCAATACCCGGATATCAAGATCGCTAATCCGCTTGTTCTTAGCCTGAGCTGTACCTTCAGTACCGCCTGCTTCTATCCGCATCGTTTGCAAAATTGAGTCATAAGGTAACCCAATGTGTGCTTTGGTAACAGATCGGTCAAGCGTAACGCTACCAGAAGAAACAACCTTGTCTGGATGTGTAGCACCGTTAGCCAGGATAGAAACAGTCTGCCCTTCTAGGTGGTCAAGCCCACTGATTGTTGTGGCTAATTGAGTCACTGTTTCACCATCAGCATGAGCCGATGCAATACTGCCATCCTGTGCTCGCGTACACTTAATCAAATCATTTCCGCTCTTAGCTGAGTAAGCGATGATTTCATTGCGTATTCTTACTTTGCCAGACGCGCTAAAGCTAGAGGCATCATCTAGCGAAATGACCACGGCTGATGCTCCAACACCCCCATCTAGCGTTGATGTGACGCCGGTGTACGTCAGACCAGCATCCACATAGAATGCGTCCTCTACGTTTGTGCCAAAGTCGATAGGCTTGAGTCGCTCTACGTGACGCACGTTACTGCCATTGATAGTACGGCGAACCGCAACATATACCTCTTCTTCGGTGCGCTCACCACTAGATATAGAGGCAACGCTTTCTACAAACCCGTAGTCATAGGTTGTGCCGCCATCGGTCAACGTGCCGCCTAGCTGGTGTTCATGCCAGGCAACTACATCTTCCTCTCGCCGATAGGTCATTGCTATTAGCTTGCCGTCTTCTAGCACACACCATACAACGTTGTTTGGTTCCTGCTGATAGGCCATCTCTTTGATCTTGCCTTCAGTAATGTGCTCTGCCAATAGCGTCATATCCGGGGCGATGTACGAATCTACGTCAAAGTTATAGACCAGCTCTCTTAACTTGCGCTGCTCTCGCTGTACGAATAGCGCAGTAGAGCCGATGACCAAGGGCTGTATGTCAGCACTGCCGTACTTAGCTTGCTGTTTGATCTGCGTGTTTAGCGGCGTGATAGGCGCATCTACCGAGCCAGCGCGTACCGCAAACTCACCGCCCGAGGTGCCAACTAGCAATACCTTGGATGAGGTTAGATAACGAATGACGTTTACCTGGTTAGATCCGATCGTATAGATCAACGCGCTGTCATCAGCCGTGCCAGCCGTAAAGTTTGTGTAGTCCCCGCTTACTGAGAAGTACAGTGTTTGTGGCTGAAGTGCTGTATTTGCAAAAACTAGTCGCTGCTCAAAGAACGCAACACACGCAGGATAACCGGTCGTATCAGAGAACGCGCCCATCTGGTACTCATCATCGGCAATCAGATCACCGCTTAACGTAATGCTCTGGCCTTCATTCTGGAAATGTACGTCATTACTTGTGGATAACGTGATAATGCTGTCACTTATCGCAACAATGAGAGCGTTAGAGAAGTTGTTACCATTAACTAAAGAGCCATTGGTAGAGCTTCCACTGCCGTTTGCATCTTTTCGTGTGGTTGGATCAAGAAGATCAAACTTTGTTTCTGGGTTAGTGCCATCTAAACGCACCTCAAAAAAGAAGTCATTAATTGACGATGACGGCGTTGTTGGGAATGAAACTGTAATCCCCGTAGATCCTGTAAATTTTACTAGGTCACCGTCAATAAGATTGTGCGGCGCGTCGGTAGTTACAACAATTTTTGATCCGCTGGTTGAGATACTACTTATAGCGATATTTGCAGATCCACTAGCGCTGATACGCATACCGACCTTAAAGCCTTCGGAAATAAAATGACCACTACTATCTTCGATGAAGTCATTGTGCGCCAAGCCAGTAGAATCAGGATCGCCTTCATGAAAGCTGATTGTAGTCGCAGTAAAGCTAGGCTCTAGCTCTTCTTCTAGCTCGTCATTCTCAAGAACCGTAGCGGTTACTGAGGTGCTTTGTGTTGTATCAAGTGCATTCGTTGCATCTGCGGTTACGACGCCACCAGGACTCTCAAACGAAACCCCGTTAGTCCATGTGCTTCCTGTAACCGTATCGACAACTAGAGAGCTTACACCTACCGAGATGATTATCGCTGTAGATCCAGCGCCTGGGCCAGTCGTAGTAATTTGCTGTCCAGGGGAAAACGTGCCGCCCGATAGGTTTGTAAAGCCTAATGTGTATCGCAGTGAGTCTATTTGCGCGTAGCCATGGTGTAGCTTGATAAACCTGCCAGTACTCAGGGCTGCGCCTACGTCACTAGATTTGAAGAAGTTAGATACGCTTGATGTGATACCTACGGTGCCTGTTCTGCCATCAGCAAGCAGGGTTGATCCATCGAACACTGGGTCCAGAAACGGGCCTCGACGAAACTCAATGTTGCTAATGGTCCACGCATCGTGATCTGTTCGTGTGATCTGCCGAGGTGGGTGATCGGGATGCACGATATACATGGTGTCGGCAGATTGCGTGAACTTTAGTCCCGCTAATTGAGCTGCTGAATATTGTGTAACAACTTCGATCGGGCTTCCCCCGCCATCTACAACGATTCCACCATCTTTATAAATTCTGAATCTGCCAGCTGAAAACTCCAGCACATACGTCTGCTCGACGTTAAACTCAAAGGGTATTAGTCGCAGGGCAACAGAACCGGAGCTTCTTCCTACAGCAATGTGCTCTGTGCCAGGACGACGTGTAACGCCACCCTGCGGAAAGGTCAGGAAGTTTTGTAGCTTTTTGCAGCCGTTGAAATACTTTGCTAGATCGGTCCGGCCATCAAGCCTGGGCGATAGCTCACCAGCAGTAAAGTTAGTGAACGGCGCACTTGATTTCGCCATGACTTAGAACCTCGATCGTATAAACGTATCTGCCTCAAGAGCGCCAGCATCGGCAACACTGTTAATGCTTGCGGGCGTACCCTCAGTAGCGCTAACGAATCGCGCTTCCTTGAGCTTATCTTCGTAGGTAATACGCATCTGCTGGGCTAGGCTGTTACTGCCTACTAGCGGATATGCAACATCCGCAGCGATAGCAGCGACTAAAGTTTCGATAAGCAGAGAGTCGTACTCGCTAGTATCGGTGATACGCGCCAGGTAGACGAGATCAACCGTGTCTTCGTCGCAGAGAATCTTCCGACCTTCAAGTCGGTAGGGGATGTCGTGATAGCGGAGATACAAAACACGCAGGCAGTAAGGGTCAGCAGGAAGCGTAAATGCGTTATCGAACTCAAAGGCCGGTTTAACTGCATCGGGTGCAAGCGTCACTCTGCGCGTTAGTGCCTTCCAAGGATGTGCTCGGAAAACAGAATCTCGAATGTATTCGTATCGCTGGTTGCAGATACGGGCAGCCTTACTGTCTTCAGTAAGACTTAGAATATTGGATGCGCCAATCTGATTGAGCGCGCTGTTGCAAATGTCAACGATAGATGCTGCCATTAGTGGATACTCTCTAAATCCTCACTAGGCACAAATTCTATATCGCCTACGGCTAATCTGCCATCCATCAAAAATAGATAGGCAAATTGGTTAGCATCTTCCTGTGTCTCGAACCCATCAATCGCAATCAAGACGGCATAGGTTCCGTCCTCGCTTTCGGCAACATGTACTGCAAGCGTGGTATCCATACAGGCTCCAAGGAAGAAAGGGGGGCAAAGCCCCCCGTTAGCTTTAGTCAGTAACGTACTGAACTACCATTACGATATCACCAGCCTGAGCACCAGAAACGGTGGCAGTCTGAGTGAGTGCAATGCGTAGCGGTACGCCTGGATCAGATGTTAAGCCCGCATCTTCCCAAACAGCTGTAAGCGGAGCATTTTTTCGACCTGCAGTTGTAAAAGCAAATTCGTTTCCATCAGTTGAAGCTGTTCGGAATCTTGTTGATGCTCCTACATAGGCGTCTTCGTCAATAATCGCATCAGCTGCATAAAGCGTTTGAGATGCGTCAGTATCATTGAATTGGGTATTGCCATTGTAAATGCCGACATTTACAGCAGAGTCCGTTCCAGTATCAAGATCATCGTTATAAACCATAATGCTTATAATTCGAGCATTTGATGGAACTTGAGCCAAGATGACTGCATCGCCATCAGCATTCAGATCATCGGCTGCAACTGCACGAACGTCCATTGACTGATGAAGATTGCCACCAACATTGCCTGGAGCAAGGAAGTCAAACGGATCATTCGTGTCAATCGCAGTAGCGTTTACACCTTTAGTAATAGCCATTAGTCATTCCCTCCTTATGAACCGAATGTGTAGCTTTCGGATTCGTCACAGTCAATCTGAACGACCTTCTCTTCTTCCATGCGAGTCGCACCGAATGTTGCACAGTAGTAAACCTGTGTAGAGAAAGACTTGTCAGCGCGCTCTTCGATACGAGCCATGACGTCCTTACCAACAGCAAGCTTCATGCCATCTTCTGCCCATGCAAAGCAAGTACGGATGTTACCGGCCTTGCCAAGACGGTTAGAAACGATGAACTTGAAGCCCATGAATGTGTCTACTTCACCACGGACCAGAGCCTTAACAGTGTTGAAGTCAGACGACGTTACCGCAGTCTCGTTCAACAGACGCTGGATCTGGAAAGGTGAGCAAACAAGATAACGAGAAATGCTTGGGTCAACAGAGTTAACGTCGAGCTTCTGCTTTGCTTCGATTAGCTTCTCAATAGTCAGGTCAGTAGAACCGTTAGCAATCTGCTGAGCAGAAGGCAGTGCAGTGCTAGTAGAACCAGACTTACCAGTTTTTGCAGTGCCAGTAGCAGCCGCAATGATTGAATCATCCATTGCACGACCCATTGCAGCAGCCGCAGTACGGGCATATGCAGAAGTTGGATCAATCAACATACGAACTTTATCCGCATCGTCAATCAGGTCAGCCCATTCGTAGCTGTCCATAGTGACCATACGGCGAGAGTGTGGAGTATCCAAGATTGGAGTGTCAGAGTGACGTGAAGTACGCTTCACCGCCGCAGACTGACCTACCTGGTCAAAGAACGCCTTTTCACCTGTAACTGATTCCTCAGATACAGAACCACGCAGCAAGCTGCCCATCTGCTGTGAAAGCAACTGGACATTGCTGCTAAACTGCTGCACGAATGCAGTTGTAATTTGCGTAGACATAATTGTCTCCTGTTAGCAATGTAAAGTTGGTTTCGCTACCCGGTGAATACCGGACGAGAGTTTGTTTGACAGTTTACGTCGCTGTCACACGGCAGGGGCTTTCGCTTGTCCTGGCTTCGGCGTGCTACTCTTTCCCCGGGCACTAGGCTTGTCGGTAGGTTTTTCGCACCACGCTAAGAATTGATCCGATACCACGAGGGCATTGCGGATCATCTCAGGTGTTCCAAACTCGAGTGTACTCCTCAAAACCTGAAGTTTAAACTCTCTGTCTGATAATTTTTCACCCTGTGGCATATTCCCTCCACTTCATCGCTTCTTGGACATACCAATGGTGTTCAGGATGACGCTGATCCCAGTAAGGCGTATTAGGCGCAGTCAGCTCCATGACCTTGGCCTGTGCATCGTTTGGTGTCACACCGCCGCTAGTCTTAACGCCTTCAAGCGTATCCTCGCCTACCTTGTCGCGCAGATACACACCCATGTTAGCCAGCATGCGAATGACTTCTGGGTTATCACCTAACATCGTGCCATCGGCAAGCTGCACTTCGGTTAGTTCAGGATTACCAAACTCAGATAGTACGCCATTAGCCAGTGCCATGCGGTCATCGAATGCCTGGCCGTACTCTTTGCGTAGCTCGCTTTCTACTTGCTCGACACGCGCCTGGGCTTCTACACCCATGCTTTCTGCATCAGCAAACTGCATTTCGTTGTAAGCATCGAGCATCATCTGCGCTTGCTGTGGGTTCATCCCAGCCTTGTGCGCGGTTTCCTTGAACCATGACACCATGCCATCGTCCATCTCTGCGCCTTCGGGAATGTTGTTATAGGCAAGTTCATACCCATCGGGTGACTCTGGGCGGCCTAGCTTGGCATAGACTTCACCCCATTCGTCTGCGGTAGCGCTCTTGCCAGGCAAGGCTACCTTATCAGCGCCAACCATCTGCTGTGCATGGACATAGCTTTTAGCCAGTGCGCCGATATCGTTAATGTGTTCGAGACTTGAGTGTCCTCGTATCTCTTCGGGAATGCTAGATTTCCAGTCTTCAACAGACTGAGCTACCTCTGGTGCATCGACTGCCTCAGAGACTACAGCTACCTGTTCTTCACTCATTGATCTGATCCTTTAGTTTTTGATCCCAATCTGCCAGCATGTTTTTGAGAAACAGTACTACCGTGCGCTGGCCTTCACGATAGGCTGTCTCCGTCGGATCGGACGAAAATGTGGATGTGGTTAGATGAAACCGAGACTCTAGGTGCTCTAATGCTTTTTGCCCGTCTTCAGTTTCAAATGTTCTTTTGTATACGCCCTTGATTTCATCAGGTGTCATTGACCCTCCAATGCTCTATAGGCAGGTGCGGCTTGTCCTGCGGCCTCCATTAACTGCACGGCTTGCTGCTGTTCAGCTGCCGCTTCCTCTGCTTCTTGTCGGTTTTGTCGTATTTCAGCTACCTGGTCATTGCCACGGATTGTCGATGCAGGAACGCCCAATACCTTAAGCAGGTACTTAGACATGCCATCAATGTCAATGTAGTCCATAGCAGCTTGGTCAATCTGCGATAGCGGCATGAATAGCTCGATCATGCGTAGCGCCGATTGGATATCACCGGACCGTTGTGCTTTAGCCAGCGGTGATACGTATTCGATTTCGATATCCGAGTCGCGCATAAAGTCAGGCGCAGGGTTAAACGCCTTGGCTCGCACCATCAGGTTATACACGCGGCCAATCATGGGTTGCAGTAGTTCAGCCTGTAAGCGTCCAAGAACTGGACCGAGCAAGCGCATCTTCTCTTCAGTACGCTGCACGACTTCGGTCGCTGTCATCTGTGGACCCTGGCTCATAATAAGCTGGTCAACGTAGAAAGCAGACTCGATAGAGCGACGACGCTGCTCCTCCATATTGAGGCCCAATGGATTGTTAGCCCCTATATTTAGTGGTTCAAGACGGTCGCGGGTACCAGATCTGTAAAAGTTAAGGCCGCCAGGCACGGTACGGATAGGTAGCATAAAGCCATCGTCAGGCACCATCAGCGGTGGATCGACCTGCTTCTGCGCTGCACGAATGGTTACTTCTGACATCTTGTTAAGCATTTTGATATCAGGGAGCGCTGTCATTGCCGGTGATCGGCCATAGCCAATCTCAAAGCTGGCCTTTAGGAAGCGCGGTGCGACGTAAGGAAACTCTTCAAAACCAGACTCACTGAGAACAGTACGGCTGCCGGGGTCGAGATAGACCGAGGCAAACGGCATATTCTTGTTGTCTTTGCGAGTGGTATTGCGCTCATCGCGTGGGTATACCGCATGGATCAACGTGATTTCTTGGTACGGATCTTTCTTAGCGGCATTGATAATCTTGTTGTCTACAATCTCTTCGCCAAAGCGCTGGATGATTGCCCTGGCTGGCATCTTAAACTGACGGAATACGGTATCGACGCGGCCCTTGTCATCTTCTGACAGATAGACTTCAGCGCAGTGTTTGGTAGAGAAACGGACCTGCGAGTCTGGATCTGACTCGATAAACATAACGCCGGTGCCAAAGCAGATAAGATCGGAATACAGCTCATGGATCTGCTCTTGGAAGTTAGAGCGGTTGAACGCCAGGTACATATCGTCCTCGACGGACTCTAACCATTCCTTGGCTTCATCGTTTTCATCAAGCTCTTTGTTTCGAAATCTTAGGGAAAACCAGCGGGTAGCTGCATTAGTCAACATGCCGTGCAAACTAGCCGCCATGAGTTCTGCTGCATGGATAGCAGTAGAGTCAAAGATTAGCTCAGTGCGCTTATCGCCATCTGTTCGCTTCTTAGTGATATCTGCCTTGCGGGGAATCACATAGTCTGCGATTTCCTGCCAGTGACTCTCCCAAACCTGCCGTTGTGTAGACAGACTTTGGAAGCGCCTCATCAAATCAGCGCCTAATTCATCGGCCATGTTTTTCCCCTAATGTTCTACGTGGAACAGCTAGCTGCCCAATAATGTCTTTCGTTGTACGCTCGCCTGCCCTGTTAAACCCATCGGGCTAGTAGCAACACCACGAGCACGTCTTCGCCGGTAAAGCTCGCGGGTTGCCTCTTCCTGGTTCTCGGTTGCACCACTAAGCGCTGCGAGTGGTCGAATAGCCTGGCGATCAACTGCACCAGCGGGCTGTGTTTGTTCTTGCACGATCTTTGGCGTACCCGTTATAGCTTTTGCAAGATTGCTAGTTTCCCGCTGAAGAATATCTTTTTGGGCTTTTAGTCCAATAGTGCGATCAAACTTCTCACCCGCCTTGCGGATTGCCTTGCCTACTTTTTTGACTGGCTTGCTCATATCATCCCCATTTGTGCGGTAGGTCCAGTACCGCGCCATCATCTGTCATGTAGCCGCCCATCCTAAGCAGCATTTCAGTTTGCGAGTTTTCCACAAGGATGCGATCAACGCCAGATACCCAAGCTACGCTAAACAACGCATTCATTAGCCGCCTGCTAAAGAATCGCCGCTGGTAATCAGGTAAAATTAGCGTATGCGCTGTCCATGTCGATTCATCGCCCTCTACCGCATAACACCAAAAGAAACCCGCAATTTGGTCCTTGACTTCGCATGTTACAACAAAAGCGTAGTCAATGATTCGTCTGTGCTCTTCCCGATACGGATAGTCATACCTCTCCATGTAATCAAGAAGTACATCTTGAGACAGCTTAGCGTCATGTATTCTTGGGCGTATCACCGGCGCCTAGCTTCTTTCGCTTGGTTTCGGAATCGAGTAATCCCCGTGGGCCAGTCAGAATAGTTTGCTGTCTGCCAACACGCCGAGGATCAAATAGCTTCTTCTTTAGCCTTTCTTGCTCCCCTTCGTAAATCGGCTCGATCGGAACCATAGGAGGCGGGGGCGGAGCTGCCGGTACTTTAATCTTAGGTCTACCCATTCTTAAATCCTCGCTGAGAAAGGGTTATATGATGAATCTGCAATCGCTTGCGGTGGTCTGCCATCATGCAACGTATTGTCTTTGATGCCAACCGCTAGGTAGCGGAACGCATCGGCAGCGTGGCTAGACCAGTCATGCACAGGCGTTGCACGGAAACTTCTGGACTTCTCATTGTACGCACGATGGTACTGACGTAAGCACTCTAGCCCCGCTTGGCAGGTGTCTCGGTCGAATAGGCATCGCGGGATAAGCATTTGCGCGGCATGTATGCCGTCCTCCAATGGGAGCTTTGGAATTACTCGGAAGTTAATGCCGAGGTCAAAGGAAACTTCGCGTCGTGATTTGCCACTACCCAACTCCCTAACCTCGATATCATGCGGCGCATTATGTGTGCCATAGAGATAACCCTTGGCTTGCAGGACTTCAGCATAATGCGGCAATCCCTCATTTCTATTCTCGTAGAAATCAATGACGTGTACCGCACGTCCTACGCTTTGGGTAAACCAGATAGCCGTACTATCCCCTACACCCAAATCCCACCACGTATCTACTCGGGTAGCCGGGTCATGGGGAACCTCAGTGATGCGCCCCTTTTCGTGGAGTGCCTGTAGCTCTTTTCCGTAAATGGCCCCTGGCACATTCGCAACCCAAGAGCACTCAAACTCCTGCTCAAACTGATCGGGAGACATCATGGCCTTAGCAGCCTCTAGCTCTTCTTCATCGAGAATGCCTGTCTCGCTAGCTTTATAGACTTGAGTAAACCAATCCTTCTGACCGCTAGCAGCGTCATACAACTCATAAAACGCATTGTGACCACGGGGTGTACCAATGAATAATGCCCAGCCCTTTCGGTCGGATAGGGCGGGACGAATGATCTCTGGAAAGAGCGACTCAGGCATATCTGCCATCTCGTCGAGTACAGCACCATCAAGATAGATACCCCGCAAGCTATCAGGATTTTCAGATCCTAATAACTGTATCCTGGCACCATTCGGCAGATCAGCCCGCAATTCTGTCTCATGGAAGCGCACCATCGGTATGGCACTAGCGAACTGCTTTAGGTAATCCCATGCCACAGCTTTGGCTTGGCGATAGGTCGGCGCTATGTAAGCAAAGCGCGGGTTGGTCTTGTCGGATAGAATGGCATCTCTCAGCAGGTGATTGATCGCCATAACGGTTTTACCGAAACGACGATGGCATACCACGACACCCCAGCGATGAGTTTGCAGTTGGTTATGCAAGTCAGCCTGTAGCTTCCTTGGCTTATAGGGGATGTATATCTCAGTCATCGTTTAAAAGATTGACTGTCGTCAGGCATCAAATGCCCAACAAACACCGTGTGAGCCTTCTTAAATTCAGATAACAAGTCTTCGAGTGCCAGCAGGTCTATGCGCTCGCCATGAGCTTGTGATCGTTCCATAGACTGCCATTGAGTCAACGCCCTGGATTGCGCCGCCATTAACTTTTCGTATTGGTCCCTTGTAAGCTGCATGTTGTCCTCACTGGTTACTGTCGTCCCACTTCAGTGTGATAGTGCCGCTGACCTTGGTGTCATTGTCTTCGGCCTTATTGCGAACCCCCAGAGGTGCTAATTGTCTTACGTACTTATCTTTTTGATCTGTCTCTAGCCTACGGCGCTGTACTTCCGCCATGGCGAGTTTTGGGTCATCAGGTAATGGCTGCTCGATAATATCAATAATCTGATCTCTCAAGACTTCAGCCTGCAACGCTCTTGCTCTGCGATATTCCTGGTATGCCTCATCGCTATCTTGCACATGCCGCAATACCGTCTTCCATGAAGGGTACTTAGCATTCTCATTACAGATGCGGGTTAGCGACATGCCATCGGCTATCTGCTCACAGATTTCCGAGAATTGCTGTTTTGTCAGTCTAGGCTTTCTAGGCAATGCCATCGCTCCTAAAAGATTGACTCCGTAAAAAAAGCCCCGCCGTAAAATATTGTCTCCGCCACGGGGCAATGTATATGGGAGGCCAACATGCATTGGCTCGCTAATAATAGGCTTGGCAGGCTGTGAAAGCAAGAGACTGTGTTGTGGTCGGAATATATATACATAACACACGCGCCCACATACGCGGGGGTACGGGGGTGCGCACACGCAAACGCGCATACACGCTACGCGCAACGCACATGCACACGCACCGCTGCGCACACGCATGCACAGGCGTCGCGTCGAGAGGTTCATACGCGCGAGCAATCCCACAATGAGCTGATGGGTTACGTCCCAACACCCCTCACCCCTAGCTGCTGCATTCCCTGGTCAAGCCCTGGCATAGCCCTCAGACGCCCTGTAATCGCCCCTGCTGCACGTTAGCTGCTGACCCTATGCAACCCTACCGCCTAGCACCTAAACGCTTGATATCGCTTAATTTTGCAATTCTTTTTGTCACGTTTGTCACACGTTTAAGCCTACCCCTTGACGTAACGCGTCAGGGTATGTACCTTGGATCACGTCAACACAACAACGCCACGGGAGACACTGACATGACCACACTACCAAACGAGCTTTACCGATACACGCAGCCAGACCCTGAGGGCTTTACCGCCATCATTACCGCAGCCGGCAGCAAGTACCGCGTCACATACCGCGAGAGTTTGTCAGGGTTAGAGATCTACACGCTAATCGTTACAAGCTACACCGCAGCCAAGCAACACATTACTAAAAACGTCGAGGCTGCGTAAGCAGCCCT